TTAAATCTTTTTGAGCCTCTACCATTCTCCTTGTATTATCCGTCGCGGTGCCCAGCTCTCGCGCCACTTGGCCTATGGCATTCTTGCTTTGCATGGTTACCAGTGCTAAAGTTGCCTCCGCCCGCGCTTGCAAGAAGGTCATGTTGCGGAGCTTGCCCATTGACTTCATGTGCTTAACTTTAGCAACAACCATTTTCTCCTGTATAACTATGCCTAATGACTTTGCAGACTCCCGCTCCCCAAGTAGCGCCTTTGTTAGTATCTGGGTTGCTCGAGCAGCACCTCCCTCAAGATTTTGAAATGCGGCCAAATCAGCGGCCAACTTAGAAACTGATGTTGACAATCCTAATGCTGCTTTTTGAGAAAATCCAAGGCCAGTTAATAAATCCCCGGTTTGCGCCAGCATATCTTTGACTGTCACGTTAGAAAGCCCGAATGCCCGACTTAATTCTTTTGATGTTTTGTTTGCATTTTTTGATACACCTTTAAATACCGCCTCGAATCTAGCGCCAGTTTCCTCCGCATCCATTGCTGCTTTTATCATCCCCCGGCCAATTAGTGCTATAGGTAGCGTAGCAAACGCTGTCATTTTAATGCCAGCGTTTCTAACGTTATTACCTAAATCCTTAATATCTCTATTTGATTTTTTGATTTTTGCACCAAGGTTGTTAACTGAGCGCGCAATATTATTCGCAGTTCCCGAAAACTTATCAACAGCTTTATAAATGTATGAAATATTAAATGCCATTACTTGTTTGCCCTTTCGCGTTCTTTATTTATTTTTACAGCATATTCCTGTAAACGAAAAACATCTGGCAAAGGCATACTTTGCAATTCCGTATATGAAAGGCCACCCTTATAAAACACCATAAGGTTAGCAATGATATACTCTATTTTGCCGCCATCTTCGATAGATGGGATGCTAGCAAAAAATTTGCAATGTACTCCCCCATAAGCCGCTCGGTGTCACTATCAGATAATGAATCGAACATAGGAGATGTTAGCTTTATACTATTAACCGAACATGCGTCATTTAAAAGAAGTGCGCGGAAATTTTCCTGATATTCCGCAAGGTCAACATCCGACATCATAATAACTGACATAACTTCACTGCCTGATATTGATGTATCTTTTCCGGCAGATTCAGATCCAACATTACCGCTATTATCTGCCATTCCTTTTAAGGCGCGAAAAAAGCCTTGCTTTAATTTAGCAGATTCGCGACGCTGCTTATTTGATGGCGCTTTTAAAAGTAACTCATATGATTCTGCTAATTGACCGCCATCATGATACTTAATTGACGTATCAAGATTAAATGTAAACTCACTTTTAAAATCAGTCATAAAATTCCTTTGATTATTATACAGCCGCATCGGTTTTAAATTCTAAATCCAGTTGCGTATCAGATCCTAATACAACCTCATAGTCACTTGTTAATACTGCATTGGTAAATGACCGAGTAAGTCCAGCGCCTGTTATACTTATTACATTTGCATTCGTATTATCTTTCCATCCAAGTACAAGCGCGATATTTTCGGCAGTTGGCAGCATTGCAAACTTTACCATTGATAATTTACTCTCAACATCATCAGAATAAACTGACTGTACTGAGCCACCACCAGCGGATTGAACTCTTACAGTTTGCTCACCCCGGCCTTCGGTATATGAAACGCTATTTACAACAACGGGTACAGATAAATTATTTACCAATACCGATGGGTTTACTAGTGCTATAGGTCCTGGCATTTATTATGCTCCTGTAGTTGAGAATGAAATTTGCATAGTTGCAACAAAAGAACGAAGCTGAGTAACAATAGGCACTTTCATAGTGATTGTTACCGCACCAGTTGAAAGGTTAAGAGTTACAACTCTATTATCTTTAAAGTATTTTTGAGCAGCGCTTCCGGACTGAACAAGAACGTAATCATCACCAGATAATTGATTATATAGATTATCAAGATACGATTCTATAACGGCCTGATTGGCCATGCTTCGATTAGGTATCAAATCGCCTTGAGTCAATCTTGACTGTGCAAATCTAGCGCGCATATTGTTAAAATAGAACTCACGCACCGTGACCGACGTATCAACTGCATTTAGGAATTTAAATGTAGTTTCCACATTTCCAGCAGTATCAGTTTTACGAGTGGTTACTATTTCACCTGATATAATGGATGTTCTAGTAAGGTTATTCGCTAATGTGGCAACACCAGCAGTTAGTAACGCCTCAATTTCTGTGTTTGTAAATCCAACACCTCTATCAATCAAATCAAGATAATTAAACGGTGTATTGAAATACGGCAATGATGCAATTGCAGGGCCGCCAGTAGCATCAAGCGCGCCATTTGTGCTTATGGTGTACGCTGATATATTTGCGCCAGTTGTCAGCCTCAATGCACGAATAGCCGCGAACTCAGCGGATATAACGTCACTAAACTCAAGCAATGCACCGCCTTTATGGGCTGTTGCTGACAGTTCTTTATTGCCAATAAGCACTAGACTCTTTGAATTTTGCGCATTACCAGCGGTTATTAAGTTTGCATAAGTATTAGATAGGGTTTGAATGCCTACGCCATCTTCAACAGCACTGCTAACGTTAAATCTAGTATCAAGCTCAGTTGTAAGTGTTGTTAGCGTATAAGTTTCAGGCCATACGATAGTTTGATAGCGCTCGCCCGCGATAACATTAAATATATTTGTAAGAGTTGGGTTGGTTGCGCCATTAGTTGGCAATGTAAGCGCAACTGATATACCGGCGACTGCGCCTTCAACTTTATAACCCACGTTATTACCAAACTCGCCCTTATGAACGCTAGTTACGGTTACCGTTCCGGATGAATTGGAGCTTGTAAACGGCGCGCTGACCGCGGCCGCAACTGCGGTATCAAGCAAGTCACCAACGGCAGTAGCTGCTGTTCCACTTGGAATAGCCACAGTAAGCGCGTAGTTATAGCCAGATCCGATTGATATAGTAAGAGTTCCGGCGGCAGTAGATGTGCCTGAAAATACAATAGTTCCAGTTGCAGCAACGCCCGCGCTTGCATCAGCAAGCGCAATAGCATCGAACTGAGTAACTTTATTTATACGCCTTGCCTGCCTTACCATTTGCGCGATCATTGATGTTGCGCCAAATAACGCATCTTCTTCGCCTGTATTTCCTATACCTGACGTAAGGGCGCCAGCGGTTGCTGTTCCTGATAGCATCTGGCCAACAAACAGAACCTTTTGAGGTTCAGTTGATATGGTGGTAGTTGCTGGTATAATGGTAAATGTGGTATCGGGCTGCGATATTGGCATTATTTAGTCCCCTTAGTAGTGGTTTTTTCTACTTTTACAAGTTGCTTGTTATTTACTATTTCTACGCAATTATCACGCTCAGAATCTTGAAGCCTTCTAAACCAAAAATTATCAATGATAACGCCATCTTTATCGGTTTCGAGTGTAATTTGCTCACCCACTTTAAGGCCATTTAGTGCGGCATTAAGTTTTAATGTAATCATTTTCAGTGCACCTATATTTTCATAACAATACAATTATAGAGGCATTTATATAAAATGGAAAGTTATTTTAAATATAATTAAAAAGCACTGTTGACTTGTAAGATTTTTTATTATATTTATTAAGCATGACTTGCAGGAGATGATTTGTACAGTGAGGGGCTATACTAACATGACATTAACAATTGAAGATTTTATCAAAGAATCAAATGCCATTGAGAACATTCATAGAGAACCTACGCGTGAGGAAATAAAAGAGGCCAATCGTTTTTTGAAATTAAACGAAATTACTATAGCTGAAATAAATGCCTTTGTTAAAATTTATCAACCTAATGCAAAATTACGCATATGGGATGGACTGAATGTCATTGTCGGCAATCACATGCCGCCACCAGGAGGAATCAACATTGGTCATGCATTGCAAGGCATATTGCATGATGCAACTTTACTAAATAAATCCGCGCATAATATTCACGTTGATTATGAATTATTGCATCCATTTACCGACGGCAACGGGCGCTCTGGTCGTATTTTATGGTTATGGATGGTATATAATCGACTTGGCAGATTGCCATCATTAAGTTTTCTACATAGCTTTTATTATTCAACACTAGATAATTCAGGAGACTAATATGAACAATGACCTTGTTATAGACAGCATAAATATATCAGCACTATCTCGCGATTGTAAAAAGATGATTGCTAAAATAATAGAGCAAGATAGTATAATTAAAATTCTAAAAAAAGATTTAAGATTAGCATTTGCTAGAATTGATGATTTGCAAAAAGCAGCGAGTCCGAAATCAAGCAAAGCTTCATCAAATCCATTTGGCAATCTATTTAATTAAAGCGGCACGTCATCCAAATCAATATCAGCCGTATGCATAATAATATCGTCACCATCCACATTATCAGGGTCATCAAATTGCAATGAGAAGTCGCGGAATGCAACATTATACTCAGGCGCAACCGTATCACCTATGGTAATGTCAGCCACAAGCTCAAAAATAAATTCATGAATATAATAAGCACCGGTATATTCAACATAACGATCACCGGCAGCAGTAACAACGTAAAGATTAGTTTCAGCAAGAACCGAATCAAGCTCCGCACGTAGAATGCTTTTATAAAGCGCAACTCGCACATCCTCCATCTGGTCACGCACAGCGCGGCCAGCAACTTCATTAACGCATGGCGCATAAATATAAATGCTAAATGGTATTATCATCCTTTGACGATATGCATCGCCATAGGTTAAGGTTGATATTGCGTCTGTTGTAATGCGCCTATCTTTTGATATGGAATTATCACCAAGGACCACAAACGCCCATAACTTATCAGCAGCTTGCTTTGTATACGCCTGGCGCGCGCGCTCCCATGATATAGCGCCAGTTACGCGAACGCCACTGCGGAATGTTGGGGTACCTTGCGCCGGGCTGTCGGGAGTTAGCGTAGTTTCGTATGTAAATGTTGTTGTGTCGGTAACGGTCACTTGCTTGCGGCCATTATATCCGGTTGCGTTATTATTCAGCAATACCATAGTGCCGGTCGCTGGGGTTGCTGGTTGTGTTGTTATGGCGTATGTAAATGTGCGGCGGTTTGCTACTGTTAATATGGTAAATGTACCATTGTATGCGGCTTGATCTGCGCCAGATATTTCAGCAGTGAAGTCAAAACCCTCTGTAAAATCGTGATTCGTAGCGGTTAATACAGTTACTATTGAGCCAGATGCACCTATTCCAGTGTTCGCCACTGATGCAATTGAAGTTATCGTTATTGGTGTTTTGGCATTAAGAATATTGACGTAATTGCCAGTTATTAGTCCATGCGCAGAACTAGTTACAGCCGTTACTGTTGTGCTTGCTCGCGTCAAGCTACTTATTGTGATATCCGCATTACTAAACAAATCCGTTTGCGTTGGCAGTACGGCTTGTAATTGAGCTATAATGGTTGATGCTTTTATCATTTAAACCCTTCCTTATGCGCTTTTTGCAATTCTTTTTCCATAATAACCTGCGCCTTACCTACTGTTGACTTTGACGCAATGGCCAATGTAGGACGCTTACCCATCTTAGCCGTTCCATCTTCTAAATATTCAACATATTTAGTATCTTGATTTTCTCGAAAACCAAACTCTAACTCTTGCGCGCCACGAACATCAAAACCAATGGTTTTTTTGGCTGCGCCAGTTTTATTTGCAAAGCTTTCCCCAGTAACTGAAGCCCGGCGACTGCGCCCCCTGAATTTTTCTAGCCTGCCATGACGCGGCTTTACAGATATATTATCTTTTATAGTTCGCCTGGCTATTGCGCCAATTTGATAAAATGCCTGTCTAATTCCACGCACATTTATATCTTTTAAATCATGCAGCTTTAATTCTACTTTGCGACTTGCGCTATTTTGTGTGATTTTAAACATTAAGCCTGATTCGATAAATTATCAGTTGTACCTCGTTCTGAACATCTCAATAACATAAATTCATCACGTTCTTCTAGGTTTTGTACGTCAATAATATTGTAATATTTTGATTTATATTTAACCCACCCTTCAAATGTCAATGTAGATAAATATCTGATATACATATAATGAGTTGCAATGCCTTTTAATGCAGTGCCGTCGAATATTTCCTTGCCATCACGCGTTTCAATGAGAGCCCATACCGTTTTATCAAGGTTAAATACCTCCGTAAAATCAGCGCCGCCCGCCCCAGGGGGGGTTATAGTGCGAGTTTGCACAATTATTTTATCACGCATATCGCCAATGCACACGTCTCTTTTTTTGCGTCTTATGCTAATACATTTAGGCATATTTATAACCTATAATATGACGGGTCACGCTCATAGCTTCCAATATTAATTATACGATATTTATCATATAATGATTTAGAGTTTGCGGGTAAATTAACACCATTGCATTCGCCGGAGCAGTCACCTCTATTTTCATACAAAAATGCAATGTGATTTAAGAGCGCCATTTTTATGGCGGCCGGTATATTCGTTGCGGCCGCACCATATCCAGATATAAATATAATTTTTACCGCTTGTGGCAATGTATCTATATCTTCTGGCCATGATTGACCATCTTGTAGAAAAATTTGCGGATAATCCTGAACGTCAGTAAAGCTATATACACTTGACGCAAGTAAAGTAAACACATTGCTAACTAAATAATTTATAGATGTAATGCTCGACACCTTCGATCGCCTTAATTCCAATGGATCATAAAACCCATCGCGGAAAGTGGTATAAGTTTTATTTATAAAGTCACGACCTGTATACTTCTCGCCATATTCGGTCGCCATATTAACAAGCAATGTTAAATATGTATCCTCAGTGGCATCATCGGCATCTATTTTTAAATGCTCTTTTACTTCTACAAGCGTAACTGGAATTGCCGCCGATGCGGTTGTAATATTATAAGTATAAGCAATTTTTCGCTTGTCTAAAATATAGCTATTTCCATAAAACATATTATGCCCATTTTCTTTTTATGTTAGTTGGAGGTGGAATAACTATTATTTCATTCGGTATTGTTGCAGCTATAGCATCAGTACATAAAAGATTCGCATGAAAGCCCGGTTTCTGTGCAGGTTGAGTAACAACTTCACCATTCCCATCTACCGTGGCGTCATCATTAGATAATGCGCCTATTATA